GCTGATGTCAAAAGGAACTAGTCTAGGTGATGGGTTGCAGGCATTACGGGAGTTTTTGGGTGATTTGCCGATAGTTGGTTATAATTCACACTTTGATGAGTCGTTTAGGAAAGATTGACTAAAATTAAAAAATGATAATACTACTTGAGTAAAATTGGGGAAATTATTTATTTTTATTATTTACTATTTACGAACGATTAATGATTGATTGTTGTTTAATGTTCGTGTTTATTATGAGAAAGAATATTTAATTTAAGTATCTATTGACAATGTATTACGCTCATGATATATTATAACCAACGAAACATATTTGATATTGAAAGGACAAAAGAATATATGATTAAAAGAACAACGATCAGTTTAAGGATTGATAGACGAACACAGAAGAGACTCGAGAGGTTATGTGAGAAGACTGATATGAGTAAGTCCGATGTGGTTCGTCAAGGTATTAAGATGATGACTGAGATGTATATGGAAGACGATGATGTAGAGGTAACCCAGGTGGCAGAGGATAAGCCGAGTGATGGTGATGTGGGTACTGATACCGGCGTGTTCAAAGATGGGGTAAACGATGAGGGGTGAAGTATGGAAAGGGGTGTCTGATTATAGTGGGCTACTTGTTTCTAATATGGGTAAAGTTAAATCGGTTAATGGTACTAGGTTCTCACCACATCTAAATATGGGTGGGTACTTGGTTATTAAACATAAAAAGAAAACACTATTGGTTCACCGTTTAGTAGCGCAAGCATTCATATCTAACCCAAAGAATAAACCTTATGTACATCACATTGACGAAGACAGAACAAATCCCATGGCTAATAATTTGATATGGGTTACTCCTCGTGAGAATATGAATTTAGGAACAATGCATAAGCGTAATAATAAAGTGGTAGCAATCTATCCAGACGGAAAAAGTAGAGTGTTCAATTCATACAAAGAGTGTGCTAGGATATACATGATTAATCCGCTCGAAGTATTGAATGTTATACGAGGTCAACAAGAAACATATGTGGATATGAAATTTAGATGGTTATAATAAGGAGAACACGAACAATGAAAGATTATAAGTTTAAGATTTACGGACACAGAACAGAGAGATTAGCAGTTAGAGCAGCCGATAACGCGCAGTATGCCATGGTAGAGTTAATCGAAGAAATATCAAACAATAACGGCTGGTATTGGGATATTAAAACAGATACCTATTTACAAGTTGTTCATATTAAGGAGATAACAAATGATTGATGAAACAACACCTCGGTTCTTCATAACAGGAATAACCAAAGATAACGAACAATCAGTAATCAATAAACTAGAACGTTCGGGTTTTACTAATTGGTGGGGATTATCTGAAGACACGGCTAGTTCAATCTATGTTAGTCGGGCGTGGAATAATAAATACTTGAGGGTTATTGGTGGGCGAGTCAATGGCTTTAGTATCCCTGAAATTAATGCAAAAGAATATCTATGTGAGGAAGTGAGCAAATGATTAACGCAAAACAAGCCAGAGAACAAAGCACTGATAATTTTTATAAGTCACTATCTAAAGAGGAACGAATAGGTCACTTTTACGTTGAGGGTTTGATTAAGTTAGCTATTGACAAAGGGGAGATGTTCGTAGTGATCTCATATAAAAATAAAGAGGTACCCGAAGAGTCCTTTGGTTTATTAGAAAGTCAGCATTACGTTAACTATTTAGACGAATTGGGCTTTGAATTGAGGTATGATAATGTTTTTGGTAAATATACTATCGTGTGGTAAATGTGATGGATTACACAAACTATATAATCTGGTCTAACGTCAAAAACAAATATCTAACGGCTGATTATGCCACAGGAAATTATGAGGACGGGTTTACAAAGAAAATGAGCCGTGCTATAATATTTGACAACGAGACACAAGCACAAGAATGGTGGGATAGCAAACTATTATGTGAACCACTATTTGAAATCAAGGAGATATAAAAATGGAAATTATTATTATTTTAAGTAAATTTGTTTGGGGATTAATCGCACTATTATTTGTATTTGTTATTATGGGGATATTAATTGAAGCGCAGAACAATTTGATTATTAAAAACATCGAAGAACGACGAACTTTAATGCTAGACCTTATTGAAGAAGAGATTATCACACTCAATAAAACACAAGCCGGTAAATTTGGTGCGTCAGAGGTTGTGGTAGAGGTTAATCGGCGTGTGAACGTCAAACATTTTACTAACACAGACTTACTACACATGGCAGAGACTACAATTAAGAGTTTGAAGTTGAAAGGGGTATTGTGATGACAAAGGTAACATTTGAAAAACCAAAATTAAATAGTGATGAACTTAAACTCATTAATATCGTTAGTGAAAAAGGTTTAGGAAAACTGATTGGTGAGAATTTTGAAGTTAATGAACATATCGACGCCGAAAAGGTAGCAGAGGCGTATGTATTAGGTTGGGAAGTTTAGTTATAATATTTGAGACTGGCAACGGTCTTTTTTTTGTGCTATAATAAAATTACTAATGAATAGGAGAAAATTATATGGTTTATAACAAACACGAGTGGCAAGATGGTGAACTAATAACGTCAGATAATCTTAATCATATTGAAGAGGGTATATATGATATTTCTGATAAATTTCAATTTAAAAAAAGAAATCCAGTTAATCCATCACATTGGACTACAAGATATCAAACAGGTCAAGGTGCTACTGTTATTAATGGCTATTTGTACACTTTTGTTGGCACTAGTAGTACGGTTGGTGATGTTCAGAGTGTACTAATAAAAGATTTAACAATGGGGTATGCTGGTAGTGGGGCATACGTAGACCCAACTGATTTACCGACAATAACTCACAATGTTGGGCATGTAAATTCGGTTGACTTTATTAATAATACTATTTCTCTTTCTTATAATAGTATGTCTATTGATACTGGATATATGGTAATTGGTGATGGTAACTGGAACCCAATCGTAACACTTTTTGAAAACGTAAATAATAAAATAACATTTTTTGATTATAACAACGCCATTAATTTAAACTTCAAAGAGGGAACAAAAACAATAGATGGTTGGGGAGGATTTTGTTTCGGAGAAGACTATAAAACGCTATTTTACGTTAGAAAAACAGAATCAAACGGCACATCGGTAACCATAAATAAGATATTATTAGGGACTGGAACTGTTGATTTATCTGACAAAACATCTGACAAGAGTGATAAGCAAAGGTGGGGAACATTTATATCTGGAAAAAATGGATTTCAGTATAACGGCACAGCTCAAATTTTGTCTGAACATATTGTTGATATATCCGTAACTGGTGTAGACCCACAACCACAAGATATGGTTTTTAAAAATAATAAACTATATGTTGGTAGTGGTTTTAGCGAAAATCATGTAATTGTATACGGTGTCTATGATGACGATATTATACTAGAAGATGATTTATTTCCCAGTAGAGATTTCGCGTACGGTGGGGAAACTGAAAGCGTAGCCACTTTTCAAGGTAGACTAATAACGGCCGGTAGTGGCGCAACATCGGCATTTGCGTGGGAATATCCAGTATCAACAAACGAACGACTACCAATAAACAACGAAGATTTATTGGTAAAAGGTAACAAAACATTTGAAAAACCAATATCTGGTTCTTTAAAAACTAGACCCGCCACATTTACGGACTTAGCTACCGTTGCTAAAGGAATGGTAACATATTCTGGATTATGGTATGTAAATTCTCAAAACATATTAAATACCCCTGATAACAATATGTCTTATTATATTGTTGAGGTTGTTCCATTAAATGGTGAGGGAAATGGGTATATTCAAATTAATACATTGGGGGTTAGTCCATTTTCTTATACTGGACCAGTAAATGGTGGGAACGTAGTTGGTTGGACTAGAAGTAACGCAATGATGAATGGAAACTACGGAATTAGGGTAACCGATTCAGCCGTTCAGAAAACATCAGACGGTGGAAACACATGGACGAATTTATAGGAGAAGCAACATGAATAACATTTTAAGTATCTCTTTGGCGGTTGCTGGTATTGTTGGCTCATTTGGTGGGTTGACGTGGATTAAACAAACGTTGACGACTCTAAAGACAACAACAAAATCAGCAAACCTTAAATTAGCACTTGACTTTGGTGTACAAGCCGTTACGTTTGCCGAGAAGTTTGTGGGAACGGGTCAAGAACAACAATTATCGGCTATTAACGCCCTTAAACAACGACTAGGCTCGAACAATATGCTTAATAAGTTTACGGACGAACAAATTGAGCAAATTATCCAACAAGCATATGCACAATCTAAAGCAAACGGATTAATTGACGCGGTTAAAAAGGAGGAAAAGTAATATGACAAAGAACATTAATGGTGATATTTACAGCGACCTAATTACTAGTGCAGATAGTCGAGCAATGGCGAGTGGAAGTATCCCTCGTAAAACTATCGACCGTATTGTAATCCACCATAACGCCACGACAAACAAAGATGTGGCAATTAATACGTGGTTGGCTTCAGGTTCTGCACAAACATCGGCTCATTATGAGGTAGCTAACAACGAAATTATTGGTATTGTGGGTGAGGGGACAACTGCATGGCACGCTGGTAATGGAGACATGAACGCTCGATCGATTGGTATTGAAAATCTTAATAGTGCTGGAGAACCTAACTGGCCGGTGTCATCACAAACGTTTGAAAGTCTATCTAAATTAGTAGCTGACATTGCAAAACGTTATGGTTTCCCTATTGATAGCACTCACGTTATCCCACATAATGCCGTTGTTGGTACTCGTTGCCCAGGCGGTATTGATGTTGCTAAGGTTATCGCTCGCGCTCGTGAAATTGCTGGTGGTAATGGTGGATCAAATACTAATACAGGTAATAACACAAATGGCTTAGACCAAGTCTTGCATGTTGGAGAATATTTCAAAGCACGTAAAGCATATCGAGTTGACGAAATGAAGTTTGTTAACGGCGTATGGCAAGTGGTAAACTACGAACTAGCCGGTGGGAAAGACTTCTCATGGTTGTATAATGGTTTTGGTGTTGCTTCTACTGATAAGGTTGACGCCAATGGTAATATTACAAAAGACCAAGAGTTATCCGTAGGTAGCTATTTCAGATTACACAGCGACCGTATCAAGGTTGTTGACGCAAATGACAGTGGTGTTGCACTAGATACTCGTTATGGTCGTGTTTGGGTAGATGCTTCGACATTAACAGAAGTAAAATAGTAGATTAGACCGCCTTAATTGGTGGTTTTTTATTTTGTTCTAAAAAAGTGTTGACAAATATTTTATGTGTGGTAAGATTGGTTTATAGAAACGTAATACATTAATAGAAAAGAGGAACAAACATGTTTAATTCTACTAATCTGGATAGGATAGTACGAGTAAAGTTTTATTACAAAAGTGAGAGTGAGATAATTACTGTAGATATTTTAGAAAGAGACCTAGAAGAAGGAGAGACACTTGATGGGGTCGTTAATTATATGTTAAAAAATAATATCATAGATGGTTATCATGTTTATAGTATTGATGTTAAACTTGGTGCTAAACGTACTGATAATAAAATAAAAAAAGGTTGGTTTAGAAAATGAGTTATTTAATTGGAGCAGTAGTAATATTAACGGCAACCCTAATAATGGGTAAACATGTACGTACAAGTGAGATGATGGCAACCGTTTCAATCTCGGCTCTTGTATCAATGGTATTATTCATGTTAGCAATTTGGTCGTTTATATTTAACAACGGAATGAATATTTAAAATAGGTATTGACAAATAAAAACAAGCATGGTAAGATTGGTTCATAGTAAAAACGAAAGAGGAAAATTATGATATACAACATTATTGATACAACTATTAAAGATATTATCGCTACTACAAATACGGTAGGAAAAGCCGGGGCAATCGTTGAAGGTTTATATAAGATAGAAGAACTTAAAAATCATGAATT